CTTCTAGCTTTTCGTTTGTTGTAATCTTCTTTCTAGTGAACTTAGAAGCTGGAACTCTATATGCAAGCTCGGATTTTGGCCTATCCATACCGTCTTGAATAGGACTAAAAAAGAAAGGATAATTAATCGATATAGGTACAACTTTGTCAGTAAACATTTTCTTAGCATCAGCTCCTGTTTTAGATAATATACCAAACCTTGCATCACTTGATATTGTGGCTTGGTTAACTGTTTCAGCTGATGACATAAAAGAAAAACCAGATCGTCTGTTTTTAAGGTAACACATACCATAACATCTTTTATCTGCTTTACAAGCTTCCCAGAATATATAGAACAATCTATTAGCTTCTCTGAAGTCTGGTGCACCTACGTCAATCTTACTCCATTGTAGATACATATAGTGCGTACCAGTTATGTATGTTGCTTTACCGTTGTTGTTAAACCAGAAACCTTCGTCTCTACGTTTAAACTCTTCATCTATATAGTCAAACCAGTCAGCTTTCTTTTCTTCAGGATAAGCTCTCCAGTCAAATATATTTTTAAGCCTACCTAATTCTTTCGGGTACTCAAACTGTTTCCACTTTTTTTCCTCGTTGCTATACACACTACGCTCTTTCGGTAATGCTATCTGAAAGTTTTGTATCTCGTATATCTCACCTATCTCACCAGTCTTAGATATAACTACAATGTCGTGTTCTTTGTTATAACCATACTTCCACTTCTTACCTTTGTTAAGACGACTTATGGTAGTTTTTTTTATAGGTTCTACTATTTGTAGTAAATTTTGCTCGTACATTACTTAGATCTACCTTCTGCAAAACCCTTAAACACTTTAACCTCGGTTTTAGTTTCTTTACCTTCTAGTATGTTCTCTTCCTCTTGTATTCTATTCAATATTTCAAACGCATCAAATATAGCTAGTTTCTTTGTTGCTGCAGCATTTTTTAATCTGTCAGCTGATATATCATCGTCAGAATCTACAATAGCTTCTTTGGCAACTTTAATCAGTTCTTCAACTGCTTTATGCCCAGCTTGGATTATATTCTTCTTCGTCTCCTTGATATTCATATTTGATTGTAATAAAATTTGATAGTAGTCTATATAGTTTTTGACCATCTATAATAAACTCATATTCTGAGCTTGGCCTAAAACCTATTAAATCGCCTTTGTCAACTGTACCGTCAGTATGTTTGACAATACCAACTAAAGGCTTTTCTTTATCTACACTTAGTTTGTCTGTAGATTTTACTGGTGCTACAAAACAATATCCTTTCTGCGCTTGCCATTCGGTATCTTTGTATAAGAATATTTGATCTGGTTGTACTAGGTATGTTTCCTCATCAATATAACTTCTACTATTCTTTTCTATACCGTGCTGGTTGTGCCACCTTCTAAATACATTGTGGTGCACTATAACTTTATCACCAATTTTTATATCTGTATCACCAACTGTAGGTATTGCTTTTACTATAGCTTCTCTACTAACATACTGGTGGTTGAATATCTCTGTATTAACTATCAGTTCTTTACCTTCTATATCTTTTGTATTGTTGTATCTTGATTTTACTGGTGTTACAACAAAGTTGTAAACCGACTTCATTAATACTGTAAGTTATATTCTACAGATACAGCCATATTTTTGTTAAAATCTTTCCAAGGCAAAACATCTTTACCTTTTCTAATATACACGCTGTATTTATTTTCTTCTTCTAAGATGTCACATATAGTATGACCACCATACACTTCTTGCCCAACGGCATAGTGCATGGCGTCATTCTTATAGTCTTTTCCGATACTAATCTTCCGTATTAGCTTCGACATCTTCTCTTTCGCTTATAGTACCGTCTTGTATATTAACATTTACTTTACCATATTCTTTTTCAAGCTCAGCTTGGAAATCCATAAGGTCTTTTCTCATTAATGTTAAGTCGTGAAGTACTGCGTGTTTTTGAGTTTCGATCTGTCCAACTCTAGTAGTTGCACCGTTCATAGCCCCTACAATTTCTTGTAGTTTTTTTAGTTGTTCGTCAGTTACTTTTAAGTCTTCTGTTTTTGCCATTTTATTTAATTTAATTTAATTTAATTTTATAGAGATACTTTAAGCGCCTCTATGTTCGCTTTTTGTTCTGCAGTTAATGCTGCTACAAATTCACTGTGTTGCATCTTTAAAGCTAAGTGTCTTTCGTTTCTAGCTAAAGTTGCTTTCTGCTCGTCTGTAGGGTTAGCTTCTGTTCTTATAGATGTTACTATATTGTATGAATCCATTGAAGATAGTACATCTGCCGCGTAGTCGTGTTCTTCTGACATGATTTATTTATTTTAATGTATTATTATAATTACTTGTTTTTCAGTTGTTTTACTTCTTCTGATAAATCTTGTATTGCTTTTACAAGCACAGGAATTAATCTAGCATAACTAGCCTCTAATCTTTCAGGATTATCTGTTAATACCAGCTTAGTATATTCGTCATCTACCTTTTGTAATTCTTGCGCTATAAACCCAACATCTTTAGTTCCTTTGTGTACACTTTCTCCTCTGTTGTTCCACTCAAATGTTACAGGGCGTAATGAGTTAATATAGTCTAAACCGTATGTAGAATCTTGTATATCTGTTTTATCTCTTTCATCAGATAAAGCCGATATAGTTTGTACTTGGCATCTTATCGCTGTAATATTAGCATCACCAAAAGTAACTGAATTTGTACTATCTTCAGCAGCTGCATCAGCATTAGCACCTATGATGATATTGTTACTACCACTACTCAAAGCGTCCCCAGCTTGACCACCTAACATAGTGTTGTTAATACCAGTAACTAAAACAAGGCCAGCTTTAAAACCAAGAGCAGTGTTTGTACCGTCAGATGACGCGTTTAAAGCCTCTAATGATCTATAACCAATAGCTGTATTTCTACCATAAGCGTCTTCAGTGGTTAAAGCACCATAACCTAAAGCTACGTTATAACTACCCGTAGTCAAAGCATCTCCAGCAAACCCACCAACTAAAACATTTACAGTTCCTGTTGTTATCGCTGTACCAGCTGCATAACCTACAGCAACATTATAAGCGTCAGAGCTTGCGTTTTGAGCTTTTAAAGCCTCATAACCTATTGCTACATTACGCCCTTCAGAATTTTCAGCGCTTAAAGAATTACGTCCTATAGCTATGTTTCTAGAGCCTGTATCTAAATTATCTCCGGCAAAACTACCTATAAGTACATTGTCACTACCTGCGGATAATTGAAGGCCGGCAGAAACACCAATAGCAACATTATTATTACCTGTTGTAACACCACTACCTATAGCACTTTGCCCAACAGCTACGTTTTCAGTACCAGTACTCATGTTTTCTGCGGCGTTAGAACCTATAGCTGTATTATTACCGTGACCATCTGTATCTGCTTCAAATGATTTTAAAGCTCTAAAACCTATAGCTGTATTTTTATCACCGTCTACATTTGTTAATAAAGCCTCAGCACCTAAAACTGTATTATAAAGACCTGTTGATATTGTTTTACCAGCATCATATCCTACGGCTACGTTGTATGCATCTGCACCAGCATCTTGAGCTCTCAACGCACTAAACCCTATAGCAGTATTTTTACCGTGAGCATCTTCTGCGCTTAAAGCGCTATAGCCTATAGCAACATTACCACTAGAAGTTGTCAACGCATCACCAGCTAAACCACCTATAATAACATTTGTCTCACCAGTAGTAATACTAGTACCAGCCGCACTACCTACAGCAACATTATACGCGTTTGTTCCAGCGTTTTGAGATGCTAAAGAGGTATGACCAATAGCTACATTGTGACCATGCTCATCTTCTGCACTTAAAGAACCATAACCTATTGCTACATTGCTAGCTCCAGTTGTAAGAGAATCTCCAGCCAAACCACCAATTACTGTGTTTTGCGTACCTGTTGTTAAATTAGCTGCAGCGACATAACCTATAGCGACGTTATAAGCATCAGCACCAGAGTTTTGTAGTTTTAAAGCATCACGCCCTATAGCTACATTTCTACCATAAGTATCTTCCGTGCTTAAAGCATTTACACCTAAAGCTACGTTATCACTACCAGTTGTCAAAGCGTCACCGGCTAAACCACCTATTAAAGTGTTATATAAACCTGTTGTCATAGCTGTACCTGCAAGATTACCTACCGCCGTGTTATATCCATCAGCCCCAGCATTTAAAAGTTGTAAAGCTCCTTTACCTACAGCTACGTTTCTACCGTAATCATCTTCAGTGCTTAATGCTAAATAACCAACTGCAACGTTAAAATGACCTGTAGTTAAAGCATCGCCGGCTAAAGCACCAATTAAAGTGTTTTCAATACCTGTTGATACTGCATAACCAGCCTTATAACCTACAGCAGTGTTAAAAGCGTCAGCACCCGCGTCTTGTTGTGCTAAAGTAAGTGCTCCAATAGCTGTGTTACCACTATGAGCATCTTCAGCGCTTAACGCGTTATAACCTAAGGCAGTGTTATAAGTACCAGTAGTAATAGCATCTCCTGCTAAACCACCAACAATAGTGTTATTAATACCTGTTGTTACTAATTCACCAGCATTACTACCAATCGCCACATTGTAAGCATTAGTACCAGCATCTAAAACTTTAAGCGTTTTATGACCTACAGCTACGTTATGACCACCGGTATCTTCTGCGCTTAAAGCCTCATAACCAATTGCAACGTTTTTAGCACCTGTAGTTAATGAGTCACCCGCGAAACCGCCCATTAAAACGTTTAATGAACCTGTCGATATTAATCTACCGGTAAAAGCACCAATACCTATATTATATGTATTTACTAAAGATGGATTTGTTACGTTTTCTAACGCTTGTTGCCCAATAGCAACATTGTAATTTGATAATTGAGAGCTTTGCATAGCACTAGTACCTATAGCTACATTTCTAATACCTGTTGTTTCGTCTCTTAAAGCATTACTTCCAACAGCAACGTTTTCAGTACCTTCTGTTAAAGCGCCAGCAGCACTATAACCTAAAGCTACATTAGTAGCACCAGTTGTAATTGCATCACCAGCTAAACCACCTATTAAAGTATTTTGAGCACCTGTTGTTACTTGATTACCAGCAGCATAACCTACAGCTACGTTATAAGCATCACCATCATAGTTTTGATTAGTTAACGCTGATTTTCCAATAGCTACGTTTTTACTACCAGTATCTTCAAGGCCTAATGCGTTTAAGCCAATAGCTACATTATCAGATCCTGTAGTCAAAGCATCTCCAGCTAATCCTCCTATTATTGTATTCTGAATACCTGTTGTTACCGCTCCTCCAGAACCATAACCAACAGCTGTATTATAACCGTTGCCATCATAATTTAAAACAGCTAAAGAACCACGACCAATAGCTACGTTTCTACTACCAGTATCTTCAGCACCTAAAGCATTATAACCTAAAGCAGTGTTTCTAGACCCAGTTGTTAAAGCGTCACCGGTTGCACCACCAGTTAAAGTGTTTTCAGTACCTGTTGTTATAGCTTTACCAGCTTGGTGACCTATAGCAACGTTGTGCGCATCAGCCGCTGCGTTTTGTACTTTCAAAGCTTCATATCCTATAGCTACATTTTTACCATAACTGTCTTCTGTGCTTAAAGCTGCATAACCTATAGCTACGTTTTTAGTACCACCAACTAAAGCATCACCAGCATAAGAACCTATAGCTATATTATATAAACCTGTTGTTATAGCACCACCAGCAGCAAATCCAATAGCAGTATTATCGTCACCAGTAGTAATAGCATCTAAAGCCTGAAAACCATAAGCTGTATTTTGTGCCGCACTGTCATCTGTTCCAGATACATCGTGCGTATACATTGAGTTGTTTGTAGTGTCAGCGAAAAAAGGTATGCCGTTGTAAGTAGTTACACCAGATATTGGAATTGATTGAACTGTTATAGCTGTCTCTGCAACTTTAAATCTTTCAGCACCA